AAGATGTTAAGCAGTCTCACGCATCAGCTATTGAATCATACATAGAAAAATACATTGGTTTTGATTCAACAGGAGCATACAGAGACTCAGATGTAATTGGAAATATGCCTTTTACGAGAACTTTAGAGGATTGGGCTAAGTTTGATATAAGCGATAGAACTAAATTTGATGCCTCTATTAGCTCGGGATTAGCTATTATGGCTAATCAAAAACACTTATACATACCTGAGAAAAAAGAATCAAAAATTATTATTAACTTCGCAAGGTATTCAAATGATGGAACTAATAGTCAAATAATTAGATGAAAAACATAACAATAGATATTACATCGTCAGCATTTCCAAGTCAGTTAGCTACTGATGCGGAAAAAGCGTCTCTTCAATTTGGTCTTCAAGTCGGTCAAGCTATTCAATACGAATGGTTTAGAAAAGACGGAACATCTTGTAGGTATTATAGCCAATGGGCAGAATTTAACAAATTAAGACTTTACGCAAGAGGAGAACAATCTGTAGCTAAGTATAAGAATGAATTAGCAATAGACGGAGATTTATCTTATCTTAATTTAGACTGGACACCTGTTCCGATTATACCTAAGTTTGTTGATGTTGTTGTAAACGGAATGTCTGATAGGTTGTTTAAGGTAAAAGCTTATGCACAAGACGCAATGTCTCAAGCTAAGAGAAATAAATATCAAGAGATGCTTGAGTCTCAAGTAGCTGGTAAGGAAATACTTTCTCAAATTCAAGAACTTTCAGGAGTTAATCCTTTTGTTATGGATCCTAATGAGCTTCCAAATAATGATGAGGAGTTGAATTTGTATATGCAGCTTAACTATAAGCCTGCTATTGAAATAGCTGAAGAAGAAGCTATTAACACAATTTTTGATGAAAACAATTATTACGACATAAGAAAAAGAATAGATTACGATGCCACAGTACTTGGTATAGGTATTGCTAAACACGAGTTCTTACAAGGTTCAGGAGTTAAGGTTTCTTATGTTGATCCTGCAAATGTTGTTTATAGTTATACAGAAGACCCTTTCTTTAAAGATTGTTTTTATTGGGGAGAAATTAAAACACTTCCTATATCTGAATTATATAAAATAGACCAATCAATAACTAAAGAACAATTACAAGAAATAACTCAATACAGCCAGGCTTGGTATGACTATTTTAATGTAGCTCAGTTTTATCAGAATAGTGTATTCTCAAGAGATACTTGTACTTTGTTGTACTTTAATTATAAGACTACTAAAAAAGTAGTCTATAAAAAGAAAAAACTTGAGAATGGAAACTCAAGAGTTATTGAGAAAGACGACACATTCAATCCTCCAACAGAAATGATGGAAGAAGGTGGATTTGAGAAGATAGAGAAAACTATTGATGTTTGGTATGAAGGTGTTATGGTTATGGGAACTAATATTCTTTTGAAGTGGAACCTTTCTAAAAATATGGTTAGACCTAAGTCTTCTTCTCAACACGCAATACCAAATTACGTAGCTTGTGCACCACGTATGTATAAAGGAGTTATTGAGTCTTTAGTTCGCAGAATGATTCCATTTGCTGATCTTATTCAGCTTACTCATTTAAAACTACAACAAGTAATTAATAGAACGGTTCCTGATGGGGTGTTTATTGATGCTGATGGATTAAATGAAGTTGATTTAGGTACAGGAGCCGCATACAATCCTGAAGATGCATTGAGACTATACTTCCAAACAGGTTCTGTTATTGGACGTAGTTATACTCAAGACGGAGACTTTAATAACGCAAGAGTACCTGTTACTCAATTGACTTCAAACTCAGGCTCTGCAAAAACGCAGATGTTAATTGCTAACTATAATCATTATTTAGATATGATTAGGTCAGTAACCGGATTGAATGAAGCAAGAGATGGTTCTATGCCTGACCCTAACTCTTTAGTAGGTATTCAAAAATTAGCAGCGTTAAATTCAAATACAGCAACAAGACATATACTTGAAGGAGGTCTTTATATTTATAAGACTTTAGCTGAAGCTCTTACTTATAGAGTAGCTGATGTTTTAGAGTATTCTGATTTTAAAGAAGATTTTATAAATAAAATAGGTAGATTTAATGTCTCGATATTAAATGAGATTAAAGAACTTTATATTTATGACTTTGGTATCTTTATAGAGATTTCTCCTGATGAAGAACAAAAAGCACAGCTTGAAGGAAATATTCAAATGGCTTTATCTAAAGGAGATATTAATCTTGAAGATGCTATTGATATTAGAGAGATTAAAAATCTTAAACTTGCAAACCAATTATTAAAATTAAAACGAGTTAAGAAACAAGAGAGAGCAGAGCAAATGGAGATGCAGAAACAGCAAATGACTGCTCAGATGCAAATGCAATCTCAACAGATGGCTTCAGAGAGTTCTATGCAGAAGATACAGCTTGAGAATCAATCTAAAATGCAGTTAAAGCAAGCAGAGGTAGCTTTTGAGATGCAATTACTAGAGAAACAGTCTCAACTTAAATCTCAATTAATGGCTGAAGAGTTTAATTACAATCTGCAATTAAGTGGTATGGAGGTTGAAAGTCTTAGTGCTCGTGAGAAAGAAAGAGAGGTTGCGAAAGCTAAAAGAATAAGCCAGCAAAATTCTGAGCAATCAAAGTTGATTGACCAAAGAAAAAACAACTTACCTCCTTTGAGTTTTGAATCAAATGAAGACAGCTTAGATGGCTTTGATTTAGGAGAATTTGACCCTAGATAAAAATTAAAAAAATATATATATATTTGTAACAAATTAAATTTAATTAAATGGAAAATTTTAAAGTAAGAGTATTAGATGGCGCAGAAACAAAAAGCGCTGTTCAAGTAGAACAAGAATTGCTTGAAAAACACGAGCAACAATTTGCAGAAGTAAATGAAGGTGGTCAAGAAGAAGTAGCCGTAATTGAAAACGATCCTATTGAGACTCCTGTAATTGAGCAAGACATAGATGACGAGGAATTGTCAGAAGAAAAAGTTCTTTCATATATTGAAAAAAAATACAACAAGCAGATTAAGTCTTTTGATGACTTAATGGCTGATAAAGAAGAATCCGCAGATTTACCTGAAGATGTTGCTGCTTATTTAAAATATAAGCAAGATACAGGAAGAGGTATTGAGGATTTTATGAAATTAAATAAAGATGTAGATTCAATGGACTCGGAAACTCTTTTAAGAGAGTATTTGAGTGCTACGCAAGATGGCCTTGATGCAGATGATATTGACGTTCTTATGGACGACTATAGATATGATGAAGACCTTGATGATGATTCTACAATTAGAAAAATAAAATTAGAAACGAAAAAGGCAGTTGCTGAAGCTAAGAAATTTTTCAATGCTCAGAAAGAAAAATACAGTGTACCTCTTGAGTCAAGGGGAGATGCTATTTCTGAAGAGCAAAGAGAAGTTTACGAAAAGTATAAGCAATATACCGAACAAGCTAATAGCTTAGAAGAGGAAAATAAAAGAAAAAGACAATGGTTTGACCAAAAAACTGAAGAAGTTTTTTCAGATGGATTCAAAGGTTTTGAGTTTGCTCTGAAAGACAAAAAAGTCGCTTTTAATCCTGGAGATCGAAATGAGTTAAAAAAATTACAATCTACTCCTGCAAACTTTATTAATAAGTTTTTAGATGAGCAAGGTTTAATTAAAGACGCAGAAGGATACCATAGAGCATTAGCTGTAGCGATGAATCCTGATAAATTTGCTGAGTTCTTTTATGAGCAAGGTAAAGCAGATGCTGTAGATGGGACAATGAGAAGTATTAAGAATATTCAAATGTCTGAGAACAGAGCACCTGAAGTTGGGAGACCCGTAGACGGTATTCAGGTAAAAGCGGTAAATCCTGATTCGGGAAGAAGCCTTAAAATCCGTAGTATAAAAAAAATGTAAAACTTAAAACTAAAACAAAATGGCAAGTGCTTTATTAAACAATCCTACTTTTGCATTACAACCGTCAGCGGAGCAAGTAGCATTACAAACAAACTATATTACTAACTTCAACTTCTTAAACCAGTATCTTCCTGATACTTACGAGAAAGAATTTGAGCGTTATGGTAATAGAACTATCGCATCATTCTTAAGAATGGTAGGTGCAGAGATGCCTTCTAACTCTGACCAAATCAAATGGGCAGAACAAGGTCGTCTTCACATTAAGTACACTAACGTAACTTCAGCTGCTGCTGCTGGTGCGTCTTCAGCAACTTTCACTGTAGCTGATTCAGGTGTTACTTATATCGCAATCAGAGTTGGTCAAACAGTTATGATTCAAAATAACACTTCAGGTGTTTACAACAAAGCAATCGTTACTG